GCGCGGGATGCGCCCCGATCCGGATCTGACCGTGTCGGGGTGGGCGGATGCGCATCGCTGGCTGTCGTCGCGCGCCTCGGCCGAGCCGGGGCGGTATCGCACCGTGCGCACGCCGTATCTGCGCGCCATCATGGATGCGCTCTCGCCCGGCCATCCCGCGCAGCGGATCTCGTTCATGAAAGCCGCGCAGGTGGGCGCGACCGAGGCCGGCAACAACTGGATCGGGTTCGTGATGCACCACGCACCGGGGCCGATGCTGGCCGTGTTGCCCACCGTCGAGATGGCCAAGCGCAGCTCGCGGGGCCGGATCGATCCGCTGATCGAGGACAGCGCGGCGCTGAAGGAGCGCGTCAAGCCAGCCCGCTCGCGGGACGCGGGAAATTCGATGCTGTCGAAAGAGTTCCCCGGCGGCATTCTGGTGCTGACCGGGGCCAACTCGGCCACCGGCCTGCGCTCGATGCCCGCGCGCTACGTGTTTCTCGACGAGGTCGATGCCTATCCGGCCTCGGCCGACGAGGAAGGCGATCCGGTCACGCTGGCTGAAGCCCGGACCACGACCTTCGCGCATCGGCGCAAGGTGTTCATGGTCTCGACGCCCACGATCCGCGGGCTGAGCCGGATCGAGCGCGAATTCGAGGCCAGCGACCAGCGGCGGTATTTCGTGCCGTGCCCGCATTGCGGGGCGATGCAGTGGCTGCAGTTCGAGCGCCTGCGCTGGGACAAGGACCAGCCGGAGACCGCCGCCTACCACTGCGAGGGCTGCGCGCGCCCCATCGCCGAGCATCACAAGACGCAGATGCTGGAACGGGGCGAGTGGCGGGCGACCGCGACTGCGACCGATCCGACCGCCATCGGCTTTCACCTCTCGGCGCTCTATTCGCCGATCGGCTGGAAGAGCTGGGCGCAGATCGCGCGCGACTGGCTGGCCGCCCAGGGCTCCGACGAGATGCTGCGCGCGGCGCGAAACACGCTGTTGGGCGAGACATGGGCCGAGAGCGGCGAGGCCCCGGACTGGCAGCGCCTCGCCGACCGGCGCGAGACCTATCCGACGCAGATCCCGGAACAGGGCCTGTTCCTCACCGCCGGTGCGGATGTGCAGAAGGACCGGATCGAGGTCGATGTCTGGGCCTGGGGTCGCGGTCTGGAAAGCTGGCTTGTCGATCACATCGTCATTCCGGGCGGCCCGGACGATCCGGCCTGCTGGGACGCGCTGACCGCGCTGCTGGGCCGGACATGGGTGCACGAGAAGGGCGCTGTCATGACGCTGGCGAAGCTCGCCATCGATACCGGCTACGAGTCTGCCGCCGTCCATGCCTGGGCGCGCCAGCAGGGCACGGCGCAGGTGGCCCCGGTCAAGGGGCTGGAAGGCTTCAACCGGGCGACGCCGGTCTCGGGCCCGACCTTCGTCGATGCCACGGTAAACGGTCGCAAGCTGAAACGCGGGGCGCGGCTCTGGAGTGTGGCGACCGCCACATTCAAGGCCGAGACCTATCGCTATCTGCGTCTGGAGCGGCCATCCGATGAGGCGCGTGCCAGTGGTTCGGCAAATACGGCCGGCACGATCCACCTGCCGGACTGGGCCGACAGCGAATGGCTCAAACAGCTGGTGGCCGAGCAGCTGGTCACGATCCGCAACAAGCGCGGCTATGCCCGGCAGGAATGGCAGAAGATGCGCGAGCGCAACGAGGCGCTCGACACCCGCATCTATGCCCGGGCCGCGGCGTGGATCCTCGGCGCGGACCGGTTCGACGCGCGGATGTGGCAGAGCCTCGAGAAACAGGCCGGGGTGGAGACCGCCGCCCCCGAGCCGGACACTGCACCCGAAACCCCCACCGAGCCTCAGGCGGGGCGCGTGACGACACCCCGGCGGCGCGGCTGGCGGGTGAGTACGCCCAAGTACATGGAATGAGCATGACCCTCGACGATCTGAAACGCCACCACGGCGCGCTGCTGACCGCGCGCTACAGCGGCACGCGCAGCGTGAGCTATGACGGAAAGACCGTCACTTATGGCTCGGACGCGGAACTGGCGGCTGCCATCGCGGATATCGAGCGGCGGATTGCGGCGCTGGACCGCACCGGCCGTCGCATCCTGCGCCCCCATGCCGCGAAGGACCTGTGATGAGTGCGATGAACTGGCGGCAACGCCTCGGGGCCTTCATCGGCGGGTTCGATGCGGGCCAGCACCACAGGCGTTTGCGCGGGTTCCGCGCGACCCGCGCGCATGTCAACGCGCTGATCGCAGCATCGGGCCCCGACATCACCGCCCGCGCCCGCTGGCTGGTGCGCAACAACGGCTATGCAGTGAACGCCGTCGAAAGCTGGGCGGCCAATACCGCCGGCGACGGGATCAAGCCGATCTCGAAGATCGCAGATCCTGCACGCAAGGAAGAGCTGCAGCGGCTGTGGCTGGCCTGGACCGACGAGGCCGATGCCGAAGGGCTGACCGACTTTTACGGGCTGCAGCGCCGGGCGGCGCGCGAGGTCTTCATCTCGGGCGAGGTGTTCTTCCGCATCCGACCACGCCGCGCAGGCGACGGGATGACTGTACCATTGCAACTGCAGATGCTGCCCGCCGAGATGCTGCCGCTGGAACAGAGCGGCACCGCTGCGAACGGGAACGCAATCCGTCAGGGCATCGAGTTCGACCGGATCGGGCGTCGCGTCGCCTATCACTTCCTGCGGCGTCACCCCGGCGACAGCACGGAGCCGGGCCTTGCTGCCGAGATCACCCGCGTGCCGGCCTCCGAGGTGATACATGTGATCGACCCGGTCGAGGGCGGACAGCTGCGCGGCGTCTCAAAGCTGGCCCCCGCCATCGTCAAGCTGTTCCTGCTCGATCAGTATGACGATGCCGAGCTCGACCGGAAGAAGGTCGCGGCAATGTATGCGATGTTCGTCACCTCGCCGGCCCCGGAAAACCCGCTGGCCCCGCCCGGCGACGACGACGACCCGGGCGGCGTCGAGATCAGCCCCGGACAGGTGGTGCGGCTCGATCCGGGCGAGGATGTGACCGTCGGCCAGCCCGCCGACAGCGGTGCGACCTACGAGCCGTTCCAGTACCGCACGCTGCTGCAGATATCGGCGGCACTGGGCATCCCCTATCCATACCTTGCCAACGACATGGTGAAGGGCAACTTCTCGAACTCGCGCCTGGCCCTCATAGAGTTCCGCCGCCGCGTCTCGGCCTGGCAGCATTCGGTGATGGTGTATCAGCTTTGCCGCCCGGTCTATGCGCGCTGGATGGATGCGGCGGTGCTGTCGGGCGCGCTGGCCCTGCCGCGATATGAGGCCAATCGGTCCCGGCTGCTCACCGCCGACTGGCTGCCCACAAAGTGGGACTGGGTCGATCCTCTGAAGGACGCCAATGCCGAGATCGCCCAGATCGAGGCCGGCCTCAAATCCCGCACGCAGGCGATCGCCGAGCGCGGCTTTGACGCCGAGCAGGTCGACCGCGAGATCGCCGCGGAACATGCCCGGGAGCGCGCGCTCGGCCTCGACTTCCGCCGCCCCGGCTCGCCCGCGCAGGGCGCAGCGGACGTGTCGGTTGAGGGGGATGATCGAGACGGGACCCCGTCCGACGACGCCGACGACGATGACGACACCGCGGAGACCCGCCCGCGCCCAGACGAGGACCAGCCCTGATGCTTCACGCCCGTATTGCCGCGCGCGCCTTCAACACCCCGCTGCTGGTTGAGCCGTCCAAGGCCATGGCGTTCCTGTCAGGCCTCGGGCCGCGCGTTCTCGGCCGGCAAGTCGAGATGGCAGGCATGGATGGCGTGCCAGAGGGCGCGGCGCCCCTGCCAGCCCGTGCCGGCATCATCGCTGGCAACCTGAATGAGCGCCTGCGCCAGCACGGTGACGCCCCCTATCCGGTCATCGACGGCATTGCCGTGATCGAAATCTCCGGCGTGCTGATTCATCGCGGCGGTTGGATCGGCGAGTCTTCGGGCCAGACCAGCTATGAAGGCATCGCCGCCCAGATCGAGGCGGCGGCCGGCGATCCCGCCGTCCGTGGCGTCGCGCTGGAGATCGACAGCTTCGGCGGTGAGGTCGCCGGCGTCTTCGATCTGGCCGACCGCATCCGCGCGTTGCGCCGCGACAAGCCGGTCTGGGCCTTTGTGGCGGAACACGCCTTCTCGGCGGGCTACGCGCTGGCAAGCCAGGCGAGCCGTATCCTGCTGCCGCGCACCGGCGCGGTCG